ATCCGAGATTCAAATTCCTCGGTAGTGTAAGTACTTCTAGGAAGAAAACACCCACCGTGGAATCGGAAGAAAATGAATACCAGCGCATGTCAGATGCCTGCGGAGAATTGTGGGCCCCGGGAAGTTTTAAGTTAGCTAGGCTAGAGCCGGAACATTGTACCATTGGTCTACAACGCTTGGCAAGCATTGAAAGAAAATGGACAGCAGATGCTGAGTGCTGGGAGAGAGCAATTGAAACAACCGCAAGCGAATTCTACAATGTTTTCACGCCAACAACCATAATAAGGGAGTTGGAGGTGACACATTTAGGTGACTCAGCAGTAATGCCCGTGGGTTATCCCTGGAACATGGTGTTCAGTGGGAGCAAGGCGGAACTATTAGGAGATCCGATCTTCAAAAATGCAGTCCGCAACACACTGGCATTTCTGAGAGAGAAACCAGGGAATTTCCTTCATGTATTAGTGCCAGCAAGTCTGAAGAAAGAGTGGATAAAAGCATCGAAAGGTACGAGGATATATTTCCCAGTGCAGGAAGTCATAAATGTAATATTAACTATGTTCCAACACGATTTCGATGCACAGTTGGCAAAACATGGTTTAGCAGTAGGTTCTGGAGCGGGCTGGTCACCATACGAGGGTGGATGCGATGAACTAAAAAGGAAGATGTCAGGACACCCAATTGAATACTCAGGAGATGAGACGGGACAAGATCAACATGCAGAAGAGGAGCTATGCCCAGCAGCAGCAAGAGTGCGTGCAAGCTGCATGATACCTGAAGAACAGGAGGAGACATACAATGTGTTGTTCAACATATACATGTCACTGTGGTCGGCAGGTTTGATGGATAACGATGGGAACATATGGTTGCTGACACTCATAAAATCAAGAAATAAATCAGGATTAAATGGCACGATGCAAAACAATGGTATGTTCACTAAGATGAAGGTGAAATACGCGTTCTACAAAACTATCAAAGAGAATGAGCACGACAGTTTCATGCAGGAAATGATACAGGCATGCCATGGTTGGGAGGCGTTGATCAGAAGCACTTTGACAGCGGTCTGCTTTGGCGATAACGCTCTGCTATCGTACGCTAGTTTCTGGTTGCGTTACATGGATATTGACAACCCATTGGCACACGCAGCGGACCTGAATTCAACGTACACCGATGAGCGAATTGACAAGGGATCTAGCTTTTGGCATCAGACATTCATGTCAATGAACATGATAAAAGGACCAGGGGGGCATGCGAT